CGGTAGTAATACCCATTGGAGGTGGTTCAGGATTTAATCTTTGTGGCGGATTAGCGGTTCTGCCTTCGCTGTCTGTTTGCTTATAGCGCAATACAGGCATAGATTTAATATTAGCCTGATTCCACTCATCTTCATGGCCTTCATCCTGACCTTCAGCCAATAGCCATTTAGCTTTAGGAGCTAATGCTACCGATTCTGTCAATGCAGTAGACCAAAAGTTATACATACGCTGTGGGTCTTTAGCCATGCGAGTAAGGCCAAACTTCTTTTTCTTACTATCAACAATCAGTTGCTGGCCATAAACAGGCACAACAGGAATGTATTTACCCGCCCAATCACGCTTTTCAAGGATTTGGACACCAGTTAGTTTGCACCATTTAATCTGTTTTTTAACAGTAACTCGGCGGCTCACTTCATAAATACCAGCTTCAAGCATCATGTCCTGAGTTGGCATTTCATCTTCATAAACTGTAGTGCCATCGCTTAAAAGGACTAATTTAGTATGTTTGTATTCAGTATAAAAATATTCTGCAATGCGGATATCTTCTTTAGTAATCCATTCTGATTGGCTATCGCCTGTGCCACGAGGTGTAAAACCAGCATCTGTGGAAGCATCAGGGTACATTTTCTTAAATGCTTCTTTGCTTACAACCTCAGTAATTAGGCATTTTTCTGCATCCGAACCATCAGGCTCATTGCTATTAGGGTCAAAATAGACCATAAATGGATTTTCAATGCGCTTAATGTAGATTTCTTGGTCAAAAGAATCAGGTCTTACATAATCCGTAGTTATGCGCCAGTACCCCCACCCCATGCGAACCGCAAAATCAAAAGCATTGTCGTAAGCCGCATCAGCATCAGATTGTTCTTCGATATGGCGGCAAATACCAGTAATAATTTGTGCTACTTTTTCATCTGAATTGGTATTCATNCCATGCGCTTTAATGCGTGGTCTTTGTTGTCTTTGGCTATTGGCTATTTGGCGGCAATAAGCATCAATCTTGTTAATGGTCAAAAATGGTCTAGATTCAAGCTGTCGGCTGTTTTGTATTTCTACAGGCCATTGGTCTCCACCAGCAAATTTCAAGTCATCTAAGGCTTCGACACGATTATTTGAGTCATTATCGGAGCAAAAACGCAGAAAGTCTTTGGCATCATCTATGATGCTTGATTCGTTGTCGTCAGCGTATTCTGAATCGTAGATACCCATAACAATCCTTATATCATTTTTTTCATAGTTTAAGCCATCCAACTGGAAACTTGATAATTTATTTTCTTAGGCTTTGGCTTTTTAGGTTCATTAATCATTAAACCTATATAGCGGAAAGCGTCTGCGCCATGCGAATAATTATCATGCAATGGTTTCCTACTAAAAGCACCAGTTTCAGGGTCTGTATCATACCGATAATGTCTTAGACATTGTAGTCCTTCATAGCAATTTTCTCTATCAAAATAGCATTTGCTAAATATAGTCCTTGCGGCATTAATAGAATCTGCAATAGGAACTCGGTCAATAATGCGGACATTAAAGCCAGCCGACCTAACAATATCTTCAATACTTCTACCATTGGCGGCTAAAGTCTTGTTTTGTGCATCGTGTGGNAAATACAAAGTATCGTAAACATAACCAAAAGTNTGCATTTTGGCTAATATATCGCTCATTGTTGTCTGATTGGTCTCGTAGTAGCGTATAAGCCTAGTTTCCATACCTACAAATTGCAGGAACCANACGGCTGTNGCATCCGACCACCCGATATCGAAAATTGCCAGCACAGGCTTGGTAGCTTCATAAGGNACTTTAGTNATTCGACCTTCAAAATCAGCTTGTTGCATTTCTTTNGCAAAAATAGCACCATCCACAGTTTGGCGGCACATTCCTTCCCAAACAGTATTGTAGGCTTCTCTATCTCTTACAAATAAAGCATCTTTTTCCAGCCGTAAAGTTTCAGGAAACCAAGGATTATCTTGCCAATTTACTTTGGCTACAAGGCAATCTTCAGGTGGATTTGCCACAAACCTTTGGTATGTTTCATCCGTTTCAAGCTCAGGATTGAAAGAAATCCATATTTCGGACTTTTCTTTACGGATAGTAGGTATTAATACTGACCAGCTTAGTTTGGATGTGGTGTTGGCTTCTTCCACCCAACAAATATCAACACCTTCATAACTTTTTACATTGGCAATGTTGTTTTTTAAGCCTACAAAGGCGAATTCTGAGCCATTTACACCACGAATTGAGTTTTGTGTGATTTCAAAATGGGCATCTAGCTCCATTGCATAGATTTGGTCGCTTAATAGCTTATGCACCGAATCTTTAATAGATGTTTGAAACTCACGAGCACATAAGATACGAGTAGGTCGCATAGCCGCAATAATAAGCAAAGCACGAGCAATGCCCCAAGACTTAGCGCCACCACGACCGCCATAAAGGACTTTATAACGAGCAGGGTCAAAAAGGATGGATAACTTTTCAGGAAACTCAACCTTTGAGACGAGTTCTTTAAGCTTGACATCAGACTGGGTCATGTGGCTTTACAAAAGTAACTTGAATACCAGTCAATTCTTTACCTTCAGCACCAGTTAGTTCTTGCTTAACTGTTTCAGACCACTTCATTTGGCTCTTAGTCCACCAAATCATAGCCGTAGTATCTCCAGCCATAGCTTTTTGGAATAATCCACGGCCTACTTGTGCATTGGCTTTAGCTTTACCTTTGACCAATTCTTCCGCAAAGTGTCGTCTTAATGTTGCCATACTGATACCAGTTCTGATTACAGCGCAAATTTGCTCAAATGGCAGTCCATAGCCACTTAATAGCTCAACATTGGCTCGTTCATCATCCGTAGGAACAAATGGCTCTCTACCTGAATTTTCCCTAGCTCCGCCCCATTCTTTTTTTAGGGTATCTTTTTCATGTTGCATTTTTTAACATTTCCTTTAATTCTTCGCTTTTTACTTCAGATTTGACTTGTTTTAATTTAATTTCATAACTTGTTTTTTCAATCTCATTCCAATCCAAGTCTTTTCTGCGTATAAGCTGTGTATCAAACTTCTTCCATTCATCATTGACTTTATGCTGTGGTCTGTCAAATCTTCTTCCAACACTAACCACACCCGGCCACATTCTTTCTAATGACCTAGCCATCTTTAAGCGACCATCACCTTTATATAGAACATCGGCATTTCCGCCTTTCATGGTCATAGTAGCCATTTTGTCTATTAGGAATACATTAAATAAGACTGTGCACCATCCACCACTTAAGACTTGTAAGCATAAGTCTGTATCTTCGTTATATCTACCTCTCCAACGATAGTCTAAGTCGTTTTTAATACATAAACAGCTATAAACATGATTATTAAGGTTAAATGGTGGCTTTTTGCCTACCGCAAAGAATGTGTAATTTAAGCCAGCTATGGCTATGTTTTCATATCTAACAATAAAGTCTTCACAGGCTTTTAGCGCAATATTGGTATTACAACGGATTCTTTTACCTTTATGCAGTCTACGAATCATATTGATATTGTCATCAAATATCCAATGTCTTTCGGCTCCTGCGGCTTTAGAATGCTCCCATACCCAATTTCTAGCTGGAATACCGCCTAATCCAAGATTTTGGAATGGCAATACAAGTATTCTTTCCACCCCGTATTTATCAGCATAAAGCTGTTTTTCCTGTGGCTCGACCACAATTTTAAAATCTACACCATCTTCCACAAAGAAATTAGCCGTTAAACAGCAGTCATGTCTTCCTTTGGAGATTATGTAAATAGGAAATTGTGGCTTACTCATACATTACGGATGAAATGTCTTCTTTATCTTTAGGTGGCCACCAGCATGACCAAGTAGTTCCGCCATCTTTACCCATTTTTAGTTTGGATAAGTTAGCAAATACTTCCCTGTCTTCTTCAGACCTAAACTGAATGGTAATTTTTATTGGGTCTTCTTTAGGTATGTAATCAGGCATACCCACCCATTCTGCGGCTTCATTAATATCAGCTATTTCTTTGCCATGTCTAGTAACCATAACTAAGTTAGCCAACATCATCTCGTCATAGCCAGTACCCAATAGACCATCTATATCGTCTTCTTTGACCTTTTTTAGGATTTCCGATAGTGACCTATCATCTATCTCTGCTAATCGCCCTACTTCGTTATCTCCAGCCAGTATCTTTAATGCTTGTGGACTTTCAGGGTCAATATCCAATTTAATAACGGATATTTCTGTCATTTCTAGCTTTTTTGCGGCTTTAATGATGCCATGTCCAGCCAAAATAGTATTATCTTTAGCCACCACGATGTTTTTATAAAATCCATTCTGCTTAATGCTTTGCATAAATGGTTTACTTGGTCGTCATGGTGCTCACGATAGTTTCTTGGATGATTCTTTAAAACATCCATTTTTACTATTTCAGATGGATTAACTTTGGTTTTCATTCGTTAGCCATAGAATCGCTATTAGCTTCAGCTTCATTTACATCGTCTTGGAACTGAGGACTATTAATAAGATTGGTATATTGGTCTTGAAGTTCTTGTGGAACTCCATTTTGGTACACGATTGCGCTCATATCAGCTTGTAGCTGTTGCTCATCCTGTGGTGTAGGATAAGGCACATAAATATTGGGCGCAGTCATTATTGACCTTCAGCAGGACTTACTGTAGTTTCGGCAGGAACTTCAGGTTCAACAGCTTTCGCCGCTTCTACTTGTGGAAGTGCTTGTCCATGAATTTTGGCGATTAATTGACCAACTTCAGCATAAATACCATTACCTAAGTGTTTAAGGATTAAATTGATTTCTTCAATACTATGTTCTAAGTTAATTGCCATTTTATTTTCCTTTTTTGGTTGATTTTTTAGCCGCTTCACGCTTTTCTGAATATGCGATTGCAACGGCTTGTTTTACTGGTTTACCAGCTTTAACTTCACTTTTAATGTTTTCTTTAAAAGCTTTTGAACTTGTGGATTTCTTTAATGGCACAGTTTTGCTCCTAGTTGTAGCCTTTTTTAAGGCTGGTTTGACTTTAACTACTGGTTCTTTTGCAAAATCTGACCATGA